CGAGGGCGTGTCGCCGCGATGCATCGAGAAGTGGCGCTCGCAGGCTGACGCAGGACGCGAGCCATACGCGGATTTCTTCGGCGCTGTCGCACGCGCGCGCTCGGCATTCGAGCAGTCGATGCTCGACCAAATACGGCTGCAAGCCAAGCCCACGCAAGCGGGCGAAGAGGCCGACTGGAAGGCTCGCGCATGGTTGCTCGAGCGCACGATGCCCGAGACGTACGCGCCCTCGCAGCAGCTGGTCATCCGCGCGCAGGAGGCTGCGGCCAACGACGTGCTCACCGCTGCTCGCGAGTGCTTGCCCTCGGAGTGGTACGCGGTGCTGCTCGCGCGGCTCGCGGGCGATGACAAGGCCGACGACGACGAGGCCGACGTCGAGGCGCACTGATGACGGTTCGCCAGCTGATACGCGGTCGGCGGCAAGCGCAGGTGTCGACGCGGCTGCGCGCGCTGGCGACTCAGGAGCTCGAGCGGCTGCGCGCGGAGAAGTCGCCGTCACGCGAAGACCCGCGGCGCAGGCTGCGACTCGTGGATTACGTGCACGCGCTGTCTCCGCGATGGGAGCCGCCGCATCACCTCGCGCCAGTGGCCGCGCTATTCGAGCGCGCGATGCGTGGCGAGACGGTGCGCGCTTGCGTCAGCGTCCCGGCGCAGTTCGGCAAGACCACGCTAATCCAGCATGGAATCGTGCAGATGCTGTCGCGTCATCCGACGTGGCCAGTGGTCTACGCATCCTACAGCGCCGACTTTGCGCACGACCGCAGCAAAGAGATTCGCGACCTCGCGCGTGAAGCGGGCCTGAGTCTGCGCGATGACACGAGCGCGGCTGGACGCTGGCGGCTTGTCGAGGGCGGTGGCCTGCTTGCGACGGGCATCGGCGGGCCGCTTACCGGCTATGCCGCGCAGGTCGTCGTCGTCGATGACCCGCACAAGAATCGAGAAGAGGCTGAGTCGCGGCGCGAGCGCGAGAAGATCAGCGACTGGCTGCGCTCGACGGCGCTGACTCGCATCGCGCCCACGGGCTCGTGCATCGTAGTGCATACACGCTGGCACCCGGACGACCTGATCGGCAGGCTGGAAGCCGATGGCTGGGAGGTCGTCAATCTGCCGGCCATCACCGCCGACGACGAGTCGTTGTGGCCGTCGCAGCGCCCGCGCGAGTTTCTTCGCCAGCGTGAGCGCGAGGTCGGCCCGTATGAATGGGCAGCGCTCTACATGGGCCAGCCGCGTGCTCGAGGAGGCGCGGTCTTCTCTGCGACGCCGACGACGTACGTCACGCCACCGGGCGAGCTCACGCGCGGCATCGGCCTCGACCTCGCGTACAGCGCGAAGACGAGCGCGGACTGGTCGGTGGCCGTCGTGATGGGCAAGGCGGGACAAGGGCAGGACGCGCGCTACTACGTCCTCGACGTGCTGCGCGCGCAGATGCGTGCGAGCGATTTCGCGCAGCAGCTCGCGATGCTTAGGGCACGCTGGCCGCACACCGCGTCGCGCATCTATGCGGGCGGTGCTGACCGCGGTGCGCTGGACTTCCTCGCGCTGCCGCCACCTCGAGGCGTCGGACTACAGGTCGAGGTCAAAGCTGCAGTCGGTGACAAGTACAGCCGCGCCACACCGCTGGCAGCAGCGTGGAACGCAGGCCGCGTGCTGGTGCGCGAGGGCGCTGCGTGGCTCCCTGACCTCTGCGACGAGGTCGCCAGATTCACTGGGCAGGGCGACGCGCACGACGACCAAGTGGACGCGATGGCTGCGGCCTTCGATCTGCTCGCGGAGATGCACGCAGGCAGCGGCATCGCGAGCACTGGCAGACGCGCGAGCGCTGACCTGACGACAGACTACGCGCCCCGCGTCGGGCGCAAGAACTACTGGGGTTAGCCGATGACGTCTCGCAAGCCACGCACGCAGCCAGCGGCCACCGTCGCCGCAGCTGCGCCCGTCGAGCCGATGGGCACGGTCACGCGCATCCCTGAGATGGGCCGCGTCATCAGGCCGCAATCGCTGTCGGCCATCAGCGGGCGCGCGCTTCAGCCGGTGTCGCCGGGGCGCATCAGCACGGCGCTGCGCGAACTTGACTTCGGCAACTACGAGTATTGGGCAGACATGGCGACGCAGATGCGCCGTGACCCTGTCGTGCGTCGTGCGTACTCGACGCGCCGCTCGTCGGTGGCTGGCCGCGGATTCGCTGTGCGCATGGCCGACGACGTCGCGCCCGAAATGCGCGGTGCGGCCGAGGAGTTGGTGCAGCTGACCAAGGAGTGGCTGACCAGCATCGAGGCGCGCGAGACGTTCTTGATGCGCGTGCTTGACGCGATCGGCATGGGCATCTCGTGTCACGAACTGGTGTGGTCGCGTCGCGGCGGCGCGTGGATGCCGCAGCCGGTGCCGGTGCAGACGCGCAATCTTCGCTACGCGCAGGACTGGTCGCTCGAGGTCAGGGACTTTGATTATCAGTGGTACAACACGATCAACTATCCGGCGAAGTTCCTTGTGCACGTTCCGTGGACGGACCCCGGTCGGCCGATGGACCAAGGGGATTTCCTCGCAGCGGTCTTTTACTGGCTTTTCAAAAGGAATGTGTGGACGTTCTGGCTGATTGGCGCGGAGAGATTCGGGAATCCCTTGGTCCTCGCGCAGATGGCCGCGTCGTCGGATAGCGCGCAGCGGCAGCGCATCCTCGATGACCTTCAGCAGCTCACGGCCGATAGCGTCGGCGTCACGAGCGGCACGTCGGATATCAAGATCATTGACCCCGCAGGCGCAGGCAGCACTGGCGTCTGGAAAGAGCTTCGCGCGTCGCTGAACGAGGAGCTTTTCCTCTCGCTTGGCGTCAGTCCCGACCTCTACCTCAGCGGCGCAAACGGCTCGCGCTCTTCGACTGAGACGCGCGACGGCGTGCGGCTCGAGAATAGCAAGCTCGATAGCACGCTGATGTGGGGCTCGATCACGCGCGACGTTGTGCGCTGGTTGGCGTACTACAACCTGCGCAGGGCCGATATCCCGCTGCCGGTCATTGAGACGCTCTTCGACGACTCGCTCCCGATCACGCGCGACGCGATCGACACGGGCAGCGTGCGTGTCAACGAGATTCGCGCGTCGCTGGGCCTGCCAGCGTGGAGCGTCGAGGACGGCGGCGAGGAGGTCGCGAAGATTCAGTTGCCGCCCGCGCCTCCCGGCTCACCGCTGCCCTTTGAAGCCGCGCCGCCAGTCGAGACGGGCTCGCCATCGATCGAGGTCACGACGCCCGCTGAAACGCTCGGAGGTGCGTCCGCGGAGCGCCCTTTCTCGACGTCGCCGGGCTCGGCGCATGGGATGCCAGCGCTGTCGATGACGTCGGCGACTTCGCGGACGTCCTCGCTCTCAGCGACCCCGCGGACAAGGCGCGCGTACAGGCAGTAATCGGGCGACCGTACGTCGTTGCCGCGGAGACGACCCTAGAGGGCGTCGTCGCGTTCACGCCGGTGCGCGAGGCCATCGCCGTCGCGTCGGCCGGTGGCGCGGACGCTGTGGCTGCGGCGGTGGCTGCGTTCAAGGGCGAGCCTGAACTCGAGCGGCTGATTTACGAAGCGTCGGTGAAATCCGATCTCGCAGGCCAGATGTTTGTGCGCCTCGTGGAGCTCGACCCGCAAGGCGCGCAGCGGCAACTCGCGGTCGACTTGCGGCCCGCCTTTCTCAAGATGCCATTCGCAGAGGCGGTGGCCTTCTGGCGCGAGCGTGGCGGTGACCCTGCGATCCTCGAGGAAGTGCTGCGCGCGTACCGTCGCCGTGCTGCGCTGGCCACCGACGAGCAACTCGACGTCATCTCGCGCCGCGCCGTCGAGGAGCTACAGCGCACGCTCGAAGAAGGCAACACGCTGCGCGACTTCCGACGCGCGATGGAAGACCAGACCATCACGCTCGGCATCGCGCCGCAGGACGCCAGCTACCTCGAGAACGTCTACAGGACCAACGTCGCCACGGCCTACGGCGCGGGACGCTGGACGCAAATGAATGACCCCGACGTCCTCGAGGCTCGCCCGTATAGGCAGTGGCTCACGGCGCAGGACAATCGCGTCCGCGCTGAGCACGCGCCTATGAATCGCAAGGTCTGGCGCGCTGACGACAGCAGCTTTGCCAATATCTCGCCGCCTGCTGGTTTTCAGTGCAGATGCGTTATCACGACGCTGTCTCAGGAAGAGCTCGATGATGAAGGGCTGCAAGTCATCAGCAGCCCGCCGGCTGGATTTCGCATGACACCCGGCTTCGGCGCTTCGTCTTTCGTGAGGTAATCGCATGACGCATCAACAACGCGCCACGGCCTTTGACGGCTCACGCAAACTCGCCCTGCGCGCCACGCTCGGCGCATTCGCTGACGTCGCCGCGCAGCCCGCGATGAAGTCGCCGCTTCTCGCCAACGCAACGTGCTCGTGGGTTGAGATGGCCTATGAGTCGCAGTGGAACGGGCACCCCGCGGGACCATTTGAGTTCACCCGCGAAGTGTTTGGCGATATCAAGCGCTTGTACGATGCGAGCGAGCAGCCAGTGCCGGTACTCTGGGGTCACCCGCGCCACGACATGGGCGTGCCCATCGACGCCGCTGGCTGGATTCAGGCGCTCGAGGTGCGCGACGGCGCGACGGGCTGCGAGCTGTGGGGCTACGTCGAGTGGACTGACGACGCCGCGAAGAGGATCGCCGCGGGCGCGCAGCGCTTCTGTAGCGTCGTCGTGGACTTCGCGCCGATCGACCGCGCCACTGGCGAAGTCGCGGGCCTCGCGGAGCTGTACGAGCTCGGCCTGACGCCGTCACCATTTCTACCGGGCATGACGCCCATCACTCTCTCCCGCGTCGGGACTCCGTCGCGGCGAAACATCAGGAGTCTCGCAATGGATCCCACGAAAGTTCTCATGGCAATCGCGACGGCGCTCGGCCTCAAGAAGGACGCCACGCCGGAGAAGATGAAGAAGGCGTTTGACGCGCTTGTGGCGCTTGCGGGCGCGATGGCCGAGGAGGCCATGCCCGCTGCGACGATCACGGAGGAAGTTGTCGACGCGGCGATGAACGAGAAGAAGCTCAAGGAGCTTTCGCGCATCGCGCAGGGCATCCGGCGTCTTTCGGGCATCGCGCTACAAGACGACGTCGCGATGGTCGAGGAGGCCGTCTCCGAGGGGATGCCTGAGACTGAGGAGCTTGTCGAGGAGGCCAGCGAGGCCGCTGCGACGATGGTGCTCGGCAAGCTGGTCGAGGCGACCGGCATGGACGAGGCTGGCGTGCTCGCGGCAGTCACCGAGAAGCTCGACCAGATCGCGGCGATGCTCGTCGCTGGCCCGGTGAGCGGCATGACGGCCGACGCCAACGCGCAGCTGTCGCGCACGAGCGTCGAACTGAGCGCGCATAAGGCTCGCGCTGTCGAGCTTGCCGCGACGGTCAAGACGCTTCAGGCGCAGGTTGCGGAACTCAGCAAGGAGCGCGAGCAGCGCGTCGCCCTCGAGCGCACCGCGCGCATCGAGGCGTCGTTCGCGCGTCTGCTCAGCGAGGGCCGCGTCACCGATGCGCAGCGCGCCGCGTTCGTCGCTGCGTCGGAGCAGAGCGAGCAGCTCGCGCTCGACATCTACTCGGCGCTCCCGGCCACCGCGCAGCCGCCCACCGGCTCGCTCGTCACCGGCCCGCGCGCGCCGACGAACACCCTCTCGCTGTCGGCGTCGCAGGACCCGATCGCCAAGATTTTCGAGGCTGACGCCAAGGCCGCTGGCCTGCGTGGCGAGGCCGCGAAGAAGCACGTCGCCGTGATGCTCAGCAAGCACGCGGCTCGCAACAACTCGGGCGCTTGACGCGCGCTGATATCCCACGTTCTCAAGGAGATTCACAATGGCTGCACTCACCGCAATGACCGCGCGTCAGACGCGCAACGACTCGCTCGCTAGCTACGCCACGTACACCTGCACGACCGGCACGACCATCTACGAGGGTTCGCTCGTGATGGTGACCCTCGCGACCGGCCTCGCCCTTCCCGGCGCTGACACCGCGTCGTGCGGCTTTGTCGGCATTGCGACGCAGACGGTCACCAGCGCTGCCGCTGGCCAGACCATCAATGTCAAGTTCGGCCACGAGGAGCTGCTCGGCGCGGCTTCGTCGCTTGCCGCCGTCACGGGCGCTGCGTGCGTGATCTCGGACTCTGACCTCGTGACCACGGCTGCCGCCGCGACCAACGACATCAAGGTCGGCGAGGTCGTGCAGCCCGTCAGCACCACCGCTGCATGGGTCAAGATCCGCTCGGCGGCCACCGTCTGATAGCGCTCTAAGCGCCAACGATTTACAGGAGATTCCAACATGGCTGACTCTTCACACGTCATCAATCAGACTGCCATTGACGCGGCAGCAACCGTGTTCCGCACGATGGCCGACGAGCTGTTTACCAGCTCGGCCGACGAGGCGCTTGTCAACGCGATCTGCGAGACGATCCCCGCGGACGGTGGCACGACCACGTCCATCATCCTCGAGGATTTCCTCGGCAACTGGCTTGAGTTCTCGGGCGCTCGCCAGACCGGCGTGAGCCGCGCGTACCGCCTCAACGTCGCGCTGACGTCGTGGGCCGTGCAGCTCAAGGTGCGTCGCCGCGATGCAGAGTACGACCGCTCGGGCATCGTCGCCGCGCGCGTCCGCAAGTTCATGAGCGCCGCGCAGAGCTACAAGGATTACGTCCTTCATCAGGGCTTGTTCTTGAACTCTGGTGACGGCCCTGTCGGCTACGACGGCGTCAACCTCATCAGCACCTCGCACCCGAACGGGCCAAGCGGCAACCAGTCCAACAAGACGACCTCGGCGCTCTCGCCGCTGACGTTCGACACCGCGTTCTCCGCGATGACGTCCTACCAGCGTGAGAACGGCGAGCCCTTCCGCATCGTCCCGCGCTACCTCGTCGTCGGCCCGAAGAATCGGCTCGTCGGCGCGGAGATCACGAAGATGGACATCCGTGGTCGCAGCGTCGCCGCAACGGGCCTCGAGGCCGCTGCGTCGGTTGTCGCGAGCGCTGGCGTCAGCAACGCCTACAACGGCACGGTTGACCTCGTCGTCAACTCGCGCCTCGTCGGCACGCAGGACGACTACTGGTATCTCGTCGGCGAGGGCCCTGGCGGCGCGAAGCCGATGTTCTTCGTGGAGGGTGCCGCGCCGCGTGAGCAGCTCGACATCGACCTCTCGTCGCCCACCGTCATGCAGAATGACGCGCTCACCTTCGGCCTCATCGCCGATGGTCAGTACGCCGCAGGAATGTGGCCCTGTATCTACGGCGGCATCCTGTAAATCTTGAATGATTTCAAACACTTAGCGCGGTCAATGCGCTGAGTGAACTACAGACCATGCGAGTCGCAGTCGCGCGCAAGCGTGATGGCGGGTGCAATTCCCGCCGATGGTTCCGCTGCATATCGCAGCGTCATCAAGAGGAGATGATCATGCAACTCGACAATCACACGCCGTATGGGCACGTCGCCGCAAACGCGCGACCTGAGTCACGACTGCTCGTCCGCGTCGTCATCCGCGATGGCCACATGGGCCAGATGCTCAACGACGGTCGCTCGT